TGAGATGAAAGGTGTTCCTTTGTATCGTCTGTCCACTTTTGTGTGGCGTATCAAAGTGATTGGCGGTGTTGTAAAAGTTGTGAAAAATGGTCGCAAAGTCGGCGGCTATGTTTTGACGAATGCTGCCGAGATGCAAAAATACATTGACAAGCGTGACAAAGACATTGCTGCCGCTTCGTCTAAGAAAGTTGCGAAGACTGCCAAGGCACCTAAAGTTGCTAAGGCGCCCAAAGTTAAAAAGTTGAAAGACCTGCAGGCTGATCCAGTCGTTGAAAAAGTGACTGTTGAAGAAATGCAGATTACCGAAGTTACTGAGAGTGAGGCTCAATAATGAAATATGCCTTTTCAAAAGTTTTCAAACCAACTGTTGATGTTGTTCGGCAAGTTACGAGTAAACGCAATTCAAATTCTCCGTATTCAAAAACTTTGTCTTTGAGAGTCGGTGAAGCTTTCGTAATATATAATGCTTCTTTGTCTGATGTTCATTTGCCTTATACCCAGGCAAAAAAACTTGGAATGAAGTTTTCAGTCAAATCTAATTTTCGCATGAACGATAAAAAAGGTTTGCTTGTATTGAGAGTTAATTAATGATTAAATGGGGGAGAGAGCGGTTTACCAGTGTATGCGCCTTACTCTTAAACAACAGCAGACTCACCGAGAGGTGCTCAGTTGTGCCCCTTACCGAACCCGCCGGGGTAACGCCTGGCTACTGTGACCCGCAGGAAGGAGAAATGAGTTCGTCACTCATGGGTGGTTCCGGTCAAACCGAACCGGCGCTGGCAATGCGACAATCCTCTCTGGTCGTGAAGTGGATGGAAGGTGTCTGTGAAGGCAATCGAGAGCCGGAGACACTATAGGTACCACCGCAGAGAGGAAGCACCCATTACTGTGAAAATGATATGAATGATAAACAAAAAGAAGTAATGTTGATTGCACAAGAAGAATGTGCTGAAGTGATTCAGGCAATCAGCAAAGTGTTTCGATTTGGTATGGATGATGTTCACCCAACCACAAATAAATCTAACAAAGATTCGTTAGAAGAAGAAGTTGGTGACCTAATGTGTATGCTTGAATTGATGCAAGAACATGGTATTGTTAATTCGATAAATGTTTTGAATGCCAATGTTAGAAAACGAAATAAGTTGAAGAAGTGGTCGAGTATTTTTAATAATGAACCTGAAGTTATTAACTGAGGAAAAAATGCAAAAGTTTATTGATAAATTTTATGAAGTGATGTTTGATATAAGTCAATTTTTTTGGTACCATGATATCGAAATTATGTGGGCGTTTTTGATTGTCGTAATTTCTTTGTTTGCCATTGGCGCAAAGAATCTTGCCTTGATTATTGCGCTTGTTTATATTATGGCAAAAGTTACGAAGTGAAGATACTTAATTACCTCAGATATAGTGGGGTAAGTATTATAATTGCTTTGAATCCTCTGTGGTGGAAAGTATTGCCATGGTGGCGTAAAGAAACGACCGTGTGGTCTGATACCGAGAGAACCTATGCATTTGGTTTTCTCGGTTTGACTATTCGGATATGGATTGATGATGGGAGTTGGTAATGAATATATTTTATCTTGACCGTGACCCAAAGACCTGTGCTGAGATGCATTGTGATAAACATGTGGTTAAAATGATTATCGAATATGCACAGCTCATGTCTACGGCTCATCGTGTGCTTGATGGCGAAGAATACTATGCCCTGTCTGTCAATAATCGTAAGATTAAACGCTGGCGTCATCCAGAGTCTGATGATGTATTGATGAAGGCATCACATGTTCATCATCCATCAAATGTTTGGTTACGCCAAAGTGATTCGAACTATGCGTGGCTCTATCGGCTGTTTCTTGAACTGACAAAAGAATACACACATCGGTATGGTAAAACTCATGCATGTGCAAGACTTATACCATCATTGAGATATATTCCAAAAAATATTCCAAGGGCTGAGTTTACTGAACCAACACCTGCAATGCCCGATGAGTGCAAGATTGCCAATAATTCTCTTGCGTCCTATCATAAATATTACATTGAGAAAAAAGTTAGATTCGCCAGATGGACAAATCGTGAAGCTCCACTCTGGTATTCAAATGCAATAAATACAAATAATGCCAACTTACAGTTTTTATAATAATCAGACTGGCGAACAGTTTGATGAAATGCTGAGAATTTCAGAGCGTGAGGACTATTTGAAGAATAATCCTCATGTCACCCAGGTCATTACGGCCCCATCCATCGTGAGTGGTGTCTCCACTTCAAAACAAAATAAAGTACCAGAAGGTTTCAAAGAAGTTCTTTCTAAAGTTGCTGAGGCACATCCAGAAAGTGCAACAGGCAAACGATACGGTCGCAAATCAATGAAACAAGTAAAAACAAAACAGATAGTAGATAAACATTTAGGTAAATTTTAATTTTGAGATTTTGCTTTGTTATGCCAACTTTGTAAAAGGAGAGCCCATGTCAAAGCGTTCAATGCAAAAGAAAGTCGCACTACTTCAACAAAAGTGGGATGGTGAAGTAGAAGAAAAAAACGAAATAGAAAGCGGCGATTGGAGTGCAGATAATATTGCAAAGAACCGACAAAAAATATTAGAAAGGGAGGCACCTTGGGTATTAAAAAATATGAGCATTTTTGATTACTACGACCAGTATATTAAACCACAACAGGAGGCACAAGCCGCTTAACAATGAATTTTCGTCATGTAAAACTAAGTGAATTAAATTATGACCTAGAATCTGAAACCACGGAGAAGGGTAGAGTATACAAAACTCCAGGAGGCAACCTCTACCCTTCAATTACTACGGTTCTTTCAGCATACAACAAAAAGGCCATCTACGAATGGCGTCAAAGAGTTGGTGAAGAAGTTGCCAACAAAATCTCTGCCAAGGCTTCTGGTCGTGGCACCAAGTTACACAATACAGTAGAAAAATATCTCCTTAATGAGATGACTGACATGAAATTCAAAACAATGATGCCAGACATTAAGGAAATGTTTTTTGATGTTCGCAAAGTTATTGATGCAAACATTGGTGATATCTACGGCATTGAAACACCGCTATATTCAGATAAATTGAAACTTGCAGGTCGTTGTGATTGTATCGCAGAATGGTCTGGTAAATTATCAATTGTTGACTGGAAGACTGCAAGTAAGTCCAAAGATAAGTCGTATATAGAAAATTACTTTATGCAGGCTTCGGCATATGCAGAAATGTTTGAAGAACGAACAGGCAAACCAATCAATCAAATTGTAATTGCCATTGCGGTAGAGAATGAAGGTACCCAATTGTTTGTTGAGACTAAAGAAAATTATTTGACAAACTTGCAAAAATACATTGACAATTATCACAATACCTGATACAATATAAATATAGAATTCGTTGAAGGTGACAGAAAAGTGTTCTGGACAGGGGTTCGATTCCCCTCTGGTCCACCAGAAAGCATATTAGTTCGGGCACAGGCTGGAGGCTACCCGTTAAATACTCGCCCTCAGATAGAGTGAATTCTAATATGCTTCCTAATGGGCCAGCCATGGTTTCGACAGGGCAGATGAGTAGAGAACTGGAGAATCGGTAAAGTCTAAGCCGTAATAGAGACAAAACGATAAACGCCAATGATGAGCGCTTTTTGATGGCGGCTTAAGCCATCTGAGGTTTCGCAGAGTGTCCTTATTACCCAATCACTCTGCACCAACAATTTAATATATTATGAAAATTTACATTTCCAAATACCGTAGTCATTGGCTATCTCCATACACAATACTTGAGAAGGTTTGTTTTTGGGAGAAAGACAAAGATGCGTTCTACAATCTAGAAGACCATCCAAATCACAAGTATGAGAAATGGGTGAATCGTTTAGAACCAATTTCAATTGCGATTCAGAAGTTCCTCGATTTTCTTCATCCACGAATTGAATACATTAAGATTGACAAATATGATACTTGGAACATGGACTCAATATTGTCTCCAATTATTCTGCCAATGCTCAAACAATTAAAGAAAGATAAACACGGTTCTGGTGTTGTTGATTGTGAAGATGTACCAGAGCATCTAAGATACAATACGACCGAACAATGGGAAGACCAAAAGTGTTTTGAATTCTACCATGAGCATGAAGTCGAAGAAGGTGACCGTGACATTCATGCTCGTTGGGATTGGGTGCTCGATGAAATGATTTGGGCCTTTGAACAACTCTGTGATGAGGATAACGACAAACAATTTCATTCTGGTGAACATGATATGAAGTCTGTTGCGTGTGCATGGGATGAAAATGGCAAACCAACAATGTTTACTTTTGAAAAAGGTCCCAATCATACAGCTAAGTTTGATTCGGATGCCTTTGAAAAACACCACAACCGAATCAACAACGGCACAAGATTGTTTGGTAAATATTACAGGAATCTTTGGGATTGAATACTGTTGAAAAAATTTGGGCCCGTGCTACCGGTCATTTGATGGGTCGCACCGATGATGACCGACCAGATGTTCCAATTCTCACAGTTAAAGAAGCAAGAATTGCGTTGTTTCTTAAAACTTTTTGGATTGCAATTCATGTGATTACCTGTTTTTTCATTATTGCTAATGTTGTGAGACATTGGTAATTACTAAATAATAAACCAGTCGTAATTTTCGACTGGTACACACACAAAACACACAAGGAGAATTACTATGACAAATATGTCACCCTTTGAAATAAGGCTCGAATTACTGAAAATGGCTCAGGGTATGTTGGAATCTGACCATTTTGGTAAAAGAGAAATTATAGCAAATCAATATGCAGCTGAATGTGACGCTGCGAAACAAAGAGGTGAGGAACCACCGAAACATCCAGGTTACCCATCTTTCCCATCAGAACAAGAGATTATTGCCAAAGCGCAAACACTCAATACTTTTGTTTCCAATCTTCCAGTAGAGAAGTCTTCCACTAAGAAGTCCTGATGGATTAGGGAGGCTTCGGCCTCCCTTTTAACAAGGAGAATTAAATGTTAAAATATTTTTCAATTGCTGCGATGGTTGCAGTATTGATAATTTTCGCAACATTGGGTGTAGCAGGACAACACTATGTCGATTCAAAAAGAATTATTCAACCGAAATACTCACAATTAACACCAGACGCACAAAGACAAGTTGCCTGCCTTGCAAGTAACATATACTTTGAGGCAAGAAGTGAACCAAGAGAAGGACAAATTGCCGTTGCATTTGTTACATTGAACCGAGTAGAATCATCAGACTTTCCAGACACCATTTGCGATGTGGTGAAACAGAAAAAGAAAGTCGAATCAATTGGAGATAAAAGAGTTGTTTGCCAATTTTCATGGTATTGTGAAACAACACCAAAATGGCAATATTACAATATGCTCTTGACAAATGACACTACAAAGAAGTATAATGATGTATTGAAGATTGCAATCTATGTTTATGCCAATCACGAAAAGTTAAGAGACCCAACAAACGGTTCTCTTTACTATCATGCCGATTATGTCAGACCTAATTGGCAAAATCTTGATAAACATGTTACAATCGGTAGACACATTTTTTATAAAGTTAAGGAAAATATTTAATGGAACACGATAAAATTTTTACTCTTTCAGTAGCCGCTTCTGTGCTTGCTGCAATTTTTGGCATATCGATATATCACATTACGGATAGAAATTTAATGGCAAAGAATATTGACAATGCAATCGCCAAAGGAATTAATCCATTATCGGTAAGATGTTCATATGTTCGTGGTGACGATCCAATTTGTATCACATATGCCGCAAAAGGTGAAGAAACTGTGATACAATCTAGTTCTAGTAAAAAATAGTTGAAAGGTATATTATGGCAGTTAAACAAATGACAATCAATCAACTCTCTGAACCTGACCGTGACAAACTGTTCAAGGTAATCAAAGAGTGTTCTGATTCAATGACAAGGCAAGATGCAGAAAAAGATTTTGTGCGTGAATCAATTACAGAGACTTCAAAGAACATGCAATTACCGAAGAAGTTGATTGCAAGACTGGTGAAAGTTTATCACAAACAAAACTTTGATGAAGAAGTTGCTGTGCATGAACAATTTGAAACTTTATATGAAACGGTGGTGAAATAATGGCTCGTTATACTTTTATTTGTGAACATTTAGAATATGATATGTTTCGTGGTGAAGAAAATGGTATTGCTTCAAAACACACCACAGAATTTAATGCAGATGATTTGACAACAATGCTCGAAAACTTTGAGTTGTTTCTTCGTGGTTCTGGTTTTCATTTTGTTGGAACAATTGATGTTGTAAAACCAGAAGATGAATTTGAAGATGAAGAAGATTTTGATAATGCCGATTCACTTATCATGTCACATTTGGTCAATGATGTATTGAATCCGCCAAAGTTTAACGCAACAGGTCTTACAGGTGAAAATGCCAACTAAAGATGAAATGGCAAAGTTTGCGAAGGCGATTGAGTCGTTAGTAGCAAACACCGACTACAATTATATCGAAGCAATTGTCGAGTATTGTAGAGAAACTGGATTAGAGATTGAAGTGGCTGCATCATTGGTTAATTCAAATCTAAAGGCTAAGTTGACCAGTGATGCAATGGATTTGAATTTATTGAAAGAAAAAGGTTCTCGCCTTCCTATATGATTGATGGATACGAAGCGTTTGGTCTTTACGAATCTCTCAAACTACATTTTAC